AAAGAGATTGATACCCAATTATTACATAAAGAAACTATAATCTATAAACGTATGTCAGAAATTAAAGATGAACAGAAGTCTGATCATGAGAAACTGTCTGTAAAAATAGATACCTTGAATCAGCATATGAATACTATTAGTACAAGTCTTGCTGAACTAACGGGTTATATTAAGGCTAAGAAAGAAGAATAAATTTGGAAGGTTTAAACTTTTAGTTTACATTTGTGTAAATTAAATAAGTTTAAACTATGGAAAACCAACAAACTAGTCCCATTTCTGCAGAAGAACTTGCAGATAGAAAAGCAAAGTTAACTGCTTATTATGAAGAGCAGATTCCTTTTCTTAAAAAACAACTTGAGTATGAAACTCTTTTAGCAGATTTGCAAGAACAAGAGGCACGTCGTATTTATTCACAAGTAAAAATAGGTCAGATGATTGCATCTGCTCCACAGGATGAAGAACCTATGGAAGAAGAACCACAACCAACAAGACCAAGATCTCTTAAAAAAGATAAGTAATGGCTACAGTTAATCAGGTACGTAAAACTGTAAGAATGGATCTCTGGAACATAGTACGTTTCCAGATAGCAACTCATTGCGTTCTTAAAGAATTAAACGTGTCAGATTCAGACTTAAACTGCTTAACTTTTCTTGCATTAGGAGGTGAACAACCTTTAACAGAATTTTGTGATGCTGCTACCGAGAATAAAATCTTTGGTAGCAGCCAATCTGTTAGAAGTGCTGTAACTAAAGCAGAAAAGAAAAACTTGGTTATAAAGAATGGTGAGTATAATAAGCTGATTAAAGTTAATCCTGACCTTAAGATCCAAACATCAGGTAATATTTTGTTAGACTATAAATTTGTAAGAGTTGAAGCCAACCCATCTGAATAAATTACTTAAGAAGTATATTAAGGATGTAGAAGATCCGGAACTTATAGAAGATATAATAAGTTTTTATTGGAGTTGGGTTAGAAAAACCATGACTCAGAAACCTCATTATAATATAAACATAAAAGGTCTGGGTAGTTTTGTAATAAACGAGAAAAAGTTAAATGTAACAATGGCTAAAACATATAACTTTATAGATGCTGTAAATAGAAAAGAATTTGAAAGTTATGCTAAATATGACGATGCTGTTAAACGTTTAGTAGATTTAAAACGCGTTAAAGATCAAATAGTTAAAGAAAAAGATAGACGTATAAAAATAAGACAAGCAAATTATGCTGACCAAAATAAAGAAAATCTGGGAGAATAAATGGTTGATTCTAGAAGGAGTAATAGGTTATTACTTTACTAAGAAGAAACACAAGAAGATAGCAGACTACAGAATGACTATCTGTAGGAACTGTCCTCTATTTGATATAATTGGTAAGAGTTGTTTAGTACCCGGTACTCAACCGTGTTGTGGTAGTTGTGGCTGCTCTTCTGATTATAAAGTACATAGTATGTCATCTTCTTGTCCTGAAGGTCACTGGGATGCTGTAATGTCTGAAGAAGATGAAGATAAATTAAATGCATACATAGATGGCACTAATATTTAAACCAGAAACACATAGTTATGTAAGCATTGATCCTAATGATAATATTACTTGGACTAGTGTAACCAGTGTTATATCCAAGTTTAAGAAACCTTTTGATGCTGATAACATTGCTGTAAAATCTTCTAAAAACAAGAAGAGCAAATGGTATGGTATGTCTCCAGAGGCAATTAAAGAAGCTTGGAAAAATGAATCTCAAAAAGCAATGAACCTAGGAACATGGTATCATGGTCAGAGAGAAAAAGATCTTTTATCTTGTGAGACTATTAGTAGAGAAGATATTGTAGTACCCATTATTAAACCTATAGAAGAAGATGGATTTAAAAAAGCTCCGGAACAAAAGCTTACTGATGGTATTTACCCCGAGCATCTGGTATATCTTAAGTCTGCTGGTATCTGTGGTCAAGCAGATAGAGTAGAAATAGTTAATGGAAAAGTAAACGTATACGATTACAAAACTAACAAAGAAATAAAAGCAGAGTCTTACATTAACTGGGAAGGTATCTCAGATAAGATGTTAGATCCTCTTAGCCACCTAGATGACTGCAACTTAAATCATTATAATATTCAGCTTAGTTTATATATGTATATGATTCTAAAGCATAATCCTAGATTAAAACCAGGTAAACTTGTAATAGAACATATACTTTTTAAAGAAGCCGGCAAGGATGCATATGATAACAGAGTTGTGTATTATGATGAATTCGGAGAACCTGTGGTTGACAAAATCGTTACTTATGACTTACCTTATTTAAAAACAGAAGTTATAAGTATAATAAACTATTTAAAGAATGACAATTAAACTATTTGATATAGAAAACAATGTAGTAATTCCTACTGAACATTGTTATACACTGGCTACTTTAAAAAATATCATGGATAAGTATCCAGATAATTATTTAAAGATATATCAGTATTTGTTTTATATGACATGCCCTAATCCTGAATTAAATCCTTTTTTCTATATGATGGAAGAAGATAAAGAAGATATTATATTAGCAGAAATTCAGGCTGACTTTAGTCCTGAAGATGAAGGGATACCGGGGGCTTTGCAGTTTTGTAAGAAGTTATATGAAACACCTACATCACGAGCATACAATGGTATTAAAAAGATGCTAGATAAACTAGCTGACTATATGGATAAAACCCCTATTACACATGGAAGAGACGGAAATATTACTGCGTTGGTCTCGGCTGCGTCCAAGTTCCAACAAATTAGAGAGAGTTATAAAGGAGCATACAAAGATTTACAAGAAGAACAAACAAGCCACGTTAGAGGTGGACAAGGACTCGCATATGACCAAATGTAATTTATCAGAGTTCTTTTTATACTATGCTGAGTATAGAAAAGAATGGTTAGCAATACCTAGAGATAAGGTTGCTGAATTTATGAACAATGCTTCTTTACCAACATCTCATAAAGATGTCGTATCTTTGATAAAAAAGATAGAAGATGGCAAAGCAAAACATTGAGAAGGATCCACCAAAAGGTGATATCAAGTTTTCATTAACTCTTTCAGAAGAGCAAAAACGTGCTAAGGAACTTATCTTACAAAGACCGTTTAATTTTCTTATTGGTCAGGCCGGTTCTGGTAAAACCTTATTAGCTGTACAGATAGCATTAGATATGCTATTTAAACGCAAAGTAAATAAGATTGTTATTACTAGACCTACTGTATCTACAGAAGATAATGGTTTCTTACCAGGTTCTGAGAAAGAAAAGATGGAACCTTGGTTAGTTCCTATTAAGTCTAATATCCGTAAAGTATATAATAAACCAGAGATACTAAATAAGTTAGAAGAAAATGAATCTTTAGAACTAGTATCTCTTACACACTTTAGAGGTAGAACTTTTGAAGATTGCGTATGTATAGTAGATGAGTTTCAGAATCTAACTAAAGCTCAATTACAAATGTGTATAGGACGTCTGGGTAAAAATGCTACTATGATTTTTACAGGAGATTCTCAGCAGATAGATTTAAAATTTAAAAATGACTCTGCTATCCATGACATATCTAAATTAGATAAATCAGATTGGGTAAATAAAATTATCTTACATGATAATCACAGACATGAGTCGTTAAATGAAATACTAAGACTGCTTAATGAGTACTAGTTTTATAGATATACCTAGTTGGAAAAATGGTACTTGGTTTACAACATCTTTTGAAACAAGAGACGAATATAAAGACTTTGTACTATCTGTATTTAAAGAACCCGGTAAATATGAATTAGATGAAACTAGTTTTATATTTAATGAACAAGCTAGACTATTTAATCAGAATGGGTTTTACTGTACATCTCCACAAGGTACCAAGGATTATATAGCATACTGGGATCATGAAAAGAAGAAATGTAGAAATGGTGTAATATTTCAGAATGGTACCAATACTTGGTATCTTCCAAGAGACTACTACATGTGGTTAAACTTCCTACCCATCTTCAATAAGGAGATTCAGAAGTTTGGCTTCGCGGACGTGCGAGATGCACAGTATCATATGGCATTATATGAACTTTTAGCAGAACTTAATTATAAACATTGTTCTATACTTAAGAAACGTCAGATAGCTTCATCATATTATCATATGGGTAAGATGATTAATCAGATCTGGTTTGAAGAAGGTATTACTTTAAAAGTAGGGGCTAGTCTTAAAGATTATATTAATGATAAAGGATCCTGGAAATTCTTGAATGAATATGAAGCATTCTTGAATAAACATAC